AGTCCGTAAGGTCTTCGGAAGTATCGCAAGTAAGAACTTCGTATCAGTCCAACCAATGAACCTTCCTTCGGGACTTGTGTTCTATATGGACTTCAAGTACGGTAACACCCGTTTCGGACAAACCGCAGACAGTTCACTTTATGGTAACCAATTAAGTTCATATAACAGTACATTCGGTAACACCGATGAAGGTGGATTATATGGCGCAGGTCGTTTTGGTTATTCACTTAACGATACTTCATCTGCTGGATTAACCATCGCAACTGCATCGGTATCGTTCTCAGACGTAAACTTCAACAGTACCTATGTTGCAACTGGTTCACTCAAGAAGTTCGTAGTCACAACTGCAACCACCACTCTTGCAAATGCAGATATGTTGGCAGTACGTTCATTCGTACCATCAGGTTCAGTAATTAACTTCGGTACCGCAGTACTTCCTGAATTCACCAAGTTTGACGCAACCGCAAACACAGTTACCTTTATCGCAGTCTGCAGTGATTCACAAAATGCAGTACTTGCTAAGGTTGAATACAGTAAGCAACCAACCGACAGTACCCGTGGTGACTTCGAAGACCGTGATGGTTCAGTAACTCCTTTGAACATCCCACAAATTGACTTAGAACTTAAGTCAGAAACCATCGTAGCAAAGACACGTAAGTTGAAGGCAGTCTGGTCACCAGAACTTGCACAAGACTTGAATGCTTACCACAGTGTTGATGCAGAAGCTGAATTAACAGCAATGTTAAGTGATTACATCTCAACCGAAATCGACCTCGAAATCCTTGACATGTTAATCGCAGCTGTACCATCACAAACCACTGAATACTGGTCAGCACAAATTGGTACCGTGTACAACCCAACTACTAGTGCATTCGCAGCATCAGCATACGAAGGAACCGCATGGACCAACATGACCTGGTACCAAACCCTCGGTCAAAAGATGCAAAAGGTCAGTAACAAGATTCATCAATTGACCATGCGCGGCGGTGCAAACTTCGCAGTTGTTTCACCAACCGTTGCAACAATCCTTGAAACCATCCCAGGATTCGCAACTGGAACCGATGGTGACAAGATGGAATTTGCAGGTGGCGTAACCAAGATTGGTTCATTCCAAAACCGTTTCACCATCTACAAGAATCCATACATGAAGGAAAACATCATGTTGATGGGCTTCCGTGGAAGTAACTTCCTCGAAACCGGTGCAGTCTACGCACCATACATCCCACTCATCATGACTCCGCTCGTGTATGATCCAAACAACTTCACACCACGCCGTGGCGTGATGACCCGTTATGCTAAGAAGGTAGTACGCCCAGAGTTCTTCGGTAAGATCTACATCGAACAACTCGGATTAGTATAATCTGATTAAGTAACGGAAGGAATAAACTGGGTGGCCGAAAGGTCACCCTTTTTATTTCTGGTCACCTAAAATATGAGTTAATCATTTAATAAAACTATTTATTACTAGTCCTCAAACAGAGAGTAATATGGAAACACAAGAGCCAATTTTTTATGATGGAAGTCCAAGAAATCCTGTTGGTATTACTCCATTCGGCTTTTATGATGCAGATAGTCAATTCCAATCTGATGCACCAAAGGCAGCAGAGTGGGTTGCTCGAAAATTGGGGTATCCTGTCGTAGAAGTAGAATTGTTGGATAAACAGATATATGCATGTTTTGAAGAGGCAATTTCCGTATACGGTAACCAAGTTAACCAGTTCAATGCCCGAGAATACATGATGACGTTACAAGGTGCAAATACAGCAACGTCAGTAACCCAACGTAATATCATCGGTTCAGCCATACCACAACTTGTGAGCTTAGCAAATGATTACGGAGTGGAAGCACAATCTGGTGGAAACGTGACCGTAAAACGAGGATATATTTCCGCATCTATCGGAACACAAACATATGACTTAAAAGCACTATGGGCGGACCCATATGAAAGTGGGTCGGCAATAGAAATTCGTCGTGTATACCACTATATGCCACCCGCAATCGCACGTTACTATGACCCATTTGCAACCACGGGTCTTGGTCTAACCAACTTAATGAGTGAATTTGGGTTTGACGGATACTCACCGCCGGTCACATTCGTGATGATGCCAGCCTACGAAGATTTACTTCGTATCCAAGCAATTGAAGTCAACGATATGATTCGTAAGAGTCAATATGGATTTGAAATCTCTAATAATATTATAAGATTTTCTCCGATATTTAAGGAGAATAAAGTAGTTTGGTTTGATTACATAGTGACATCTGACAAAAAAGCAAACCTACTACAGTCGGGAAGTAATATTGCTAGCGACCTATCTAATGTACCGTATACGAATATTTCATATACTAAAACAAATGATATGTCACGGACATGGATATTCAAATATACACTTGCATTAGCAAAAGAACTTCTTGGTATTATACGTTCTAAATTCTCCGAAATTCCCTATCCTGACGGAGAAATTAAATTAGATGGAGAACTTCTCCGTAGAGAAGCAATTGACGAAAAAGAAGCATTAATTAAAGAACTGCGTGAAACTTTAGAAGAAACTGGTATGCAAGCACAAATGAAAAAACAAATGGAAAATTCTAAAGCAATGCAAGAAATGTTTAATCGCGTTCCAACTCTCATTTACGTAGGTTAATACATGCCACGTTTTGTTACCCAACGAGATTTTGAATTCATACAACACATCACTCGGGAACTGATTGATGAAACAATGGACGTTGGCGTTGTACTATATAAGATTGTAGTACAGTCTGCCAAAATTAATATTTACGGTGAAAGTACTACTAAACCTCGGTATACACCAGTACAAGTAAATGCGATTGTCAAGTATGACAAAAATACATTGGAACGTGACGAAGGATTTGGAGTTAACCAAGACCAACAAGCAGAATTTAGATTTGCTCGTCGTATGTTACAGGAAGTCAATACATACCCAGAAATTGGAGATATCGTGGGGTATAATAATCATTATTATGAAATTCATAATATCACGGAAACACAATTAATTGCGGGTAAACCAGGATTTAACACCGCAATAATTTGTATGGCACACTTGACTCGTCGTACAAGTATTGATATTGAGGAGGTACAAGTATGACATTCGACCCAGAATTAAAAGAACCTGTAAAGATAGTAAATGACAATCAACAATCCCCACGGGTACAAAACCGTGCAGACGATACGCAGAGTGATGCAACACAAATAAAAATTACATTATATACGATTGATAATGCAATCATAAAATACCTGTCAGAACGTATCAAACCGATTGTCACGCAAAATAATGTACAGGTTCAGGTACCCGTTTTGTATGGTTCTCCTGAACGATGGAAGAGTGCGCAACGAGATGGTATTTTGAGAGATTCGGTAGGAAAGATTCAATTACCTATGCTCATGATACGTAGAACCTCCATGAAAAAGACAGGGATTAATTCTCCTGTAAACAAGTATTACGACAGAACTTTCTACACTGGCTGGAATCGACGTAACCCATACGATAGATTTGCTATAGTTAATAATATTACACCTAGCAGGGAATATTACAATACCACCGCAACCCCCGACTACTATGAGGTAACGTATCGGTGCATGGTATGGACAGAATACATGGAACAGATGAATGCTGTTGTAGAGAATGTATCGTTTGAAAGTGATGAGTTTTGGGGAGAGCAAAATAACTATAAATTCAGAACCATTATTAAGGCATTTGAACCACTCACCGAGTTACCAAATACGTCAGACCGTGTAGTACGGACACAATTTGATATGACGGTGTATGCGTATCTTCTTCCAGAGTCCCAATTGGATGTTGGTCATAATAGAGGAATGGTTACCAAGAAACGATATGGGGTCAAAAAAATAGTAACTTTTACGGAAATAGAAGAATAATAATTGATGTTTAGGTAAAAAAACAGATATTTATAATACGAGTTGATTTACATTTAAAAACAGGGAAAAACGGTTATGAGTAATATAACACCAGAAGAACTCAAAGACGTAAATGAATTACGTTCCAAAGTATCTACTGTAGTAGGTGAAGTAGGTCAAATAACATTACAGAAGAATCTTTTACAAGAAGATATCAACGTGTTAGAAAATAAACTTGCCGAGAGTATCGTTCGTTTTAAGGAACTCCTTGGTGAAGAAGAAAAGTTGGTGAAACGGTTATCAGAAAAGTATGGAATTGGCTCAATTGATTTTGAGACCGGGGAATTCACACCAGAAAAATAAACAAATTTAGTTTGGAGAATACCGTATGGCAGAAAGAATCGTGTCACCAGGCGTATTTACGCAAGAACGTGACCTATCATTCCTCCCGCAAGGAGTTGCACAAATTGGTGCAGCATTTATTGGACCGACTTCACAAGGTCCAGCGTTTATACCTACCGTAGTACAGGGTATTGATGGGTTCGTGACCACATTCGGTGAACCTGACGGTACTACCTATACTGGATACACTGTAAAAAACTACTTGCAAGAAGCAGGTAGTGCAACAGTTGTCCGTGTTCTTGGACTTGATGGATATTCTAAGAGCGTAGCAACATTATATGCTACAGGTTCAACTGGCACTAAAGTGTTTGCGGTATTACATCCTTCACTAAACGGTGGAGATATTACTGCAGTAACAGTTACAGGAAATACCGCAAGTTTTGGTTTAACTGTTAATAGTACAAATGTCGGTACTTCTGCAACTGGATTAAGTACCGAAGAATCCAGTACTTCTTTTATTACCAAGTATTTTGGAACAGACCCTCGCGCAAGTGGTTCAAATACCACTGCGCTTAGTTCCTACGTATATGCAGTATTTCCAGATGCAATTTCACAGGTTGGTGATAATGTATTCTTAAGTGCATCATTGAACACGTTAAATTTAACAGACAATCCAAACGCAGTGGTCGCCGATGCAGAATATAGTCATGCATCAACTCCGTGGATTCAATCTCAAACAATCGGTGGAATTAAGCACGATATCTTTAAGGTACACACCTTAAGTGATGGTTCAGACACCAATATAAAAGTAAAAGTATCCATCACAGGAATCACCCCTTCTGGTTCAAATAGTGATTATGGAACATTTACATTGTTGGTTCGTGACTTCGATGATACGGATAATTCATTAAACGTACTTGAAAGTTGGGATAATCTCTCATTAGACCCGGATAGTCCAGACTACATCGCACGTAGAATTGGTAACTCTGTACCAACCTATAGTTCAGATAGCGGTGAAACATATTATGAAGGTGAATACGCCAATCTTTCAAAGTACATTCGAGTAGAAATGGCAGATGTTGTTCCGCAAGATGCGGTACCGTACGGTTTCGCAGCATTAAATCCAGTGATATCCGAATCTTCAGCTGCACGTTATGCATCGGGGTCATTCTATGTAACCAGTCGTTGGATAAACAACGGTGTTTCTGGATACACCACCGAATCGGTAGACAAGAGATATTACTATGGGTATGACTTCAATAGTACCACAGGATTGTCATATCTCGCTCCAATTGCAACAACCAACTTAAGTGTTGGAAGTGCATTCAATCTTGAAAATCTAGGTGCAGAAATTCCAAGTGCATCTGCTCCATTTTCACGCAGTATCGCACTAACAGGTTCAAACAGTAAGACTGACGTAACATATCGTCGTTTCACCGTACCATTCCAAGGTGGATTTGATGGATTAAATCCTGCAAGAGTAATTGCACTTGGTAGTTCTATTACCGCAACCAATAGTCAAGGATTTGACCTTTCAAACTCAACTGCGGGTGGTTCGGAAGCATACAAGAGAGCACTAACCGCAATCAGTAATCAAGATAGTGTTGATTTTAATCTCTTAGTAATTCCTGGTGTCATTCAACGTATCCACAGTTATATTGCACAAGAAGCAATTGACCTCTGTGAAACCCGTGGTGACGCATTCTATATCATGGATATTGGAACATATAGTGATAATATTAATACGGTAACTACTCAAGCAGAATCACTTGATACTAACTATGCAGCAGTATACTATCCGTGGGTTAAAATTGTAGACCCAAATACCAACAAGGTCATCTGGGCACCACCATCTGTGGTTCTTCCAGAAGTCTACGCATACAATGATACTGTCGGCGCAGAATGGTTTGCACCAGCAGGATTGAATCGTGGTGGTATTCCTGGCGCAATCGGTGTTAAGACAAGATTGACACAAAATGACCGTGACATTCTCTACGAATCAAAGGTCAACCCAATCGCACAATTCCCAGGACAAGGTATCTGTGTGTGGGGTCAAAAGACACTTCAAACTCGTTCGTCAGCTCTTGACCGTGTAAACGTTCGTCGTCTTCTTATCACCGTCAAGAAGTTCATCGCAAGTTCAGCACGTTACTTGGTGTTTGAACAAAATACGGAAGCAACACGTAACCGTTTCTTGAACATTGTCAACCCATACCTTGCAGGTATTCAACAACGTTCTGGTTTGACCGCATTCCGTGTGGTTATGGATGAAACCAATAACACCCCAGATG